CTAACGAAATTGTGCCGCATGATAAAGGCGTTTTAATTAATTCTAGCTTTAGTGGTATTGCTCAGTTAGCAAATAAGATTATTGGCAGGATTGGGTATACTGCTGAATATGCCCCGATAGTCCATGAAATGCCGAAAAGCTTTAATTATACAAAGCCTGGCACTGGCCCTAAGTTTTTAGAAAAGGCTGTTAAGAATAATTTCGCTAAGATATTAAAAATAATTCAAAGCGAGGCCAAGGTTAAATGAATCCAGCTTATTATGATGTGGCAACTCTAATCAGCAATGACCTGGCCGGTTATACGCTTGCAGATAATCTTTTTGGCGGCTCTTGGAACGCCAATAAAGATGATCAAGTATTAGTTTTAGAAGGCGTTGGAACTCCTTCAGATTTAAAAGATTTATATGAGCAGCCTAGCGTTCAGATTTTAGTTAGAGGCTCAAAGAATGAAGCTGATCATTTAGTTTATCAGCGCGCAAAAGGAGTCAGTGATTTTTTATTATCGCAAAGTGAATGCGTGACCATTAACAGCACTGATTACAAAGGGTTTGAGGAGGGCAGCTCAATCGCCCCACTTGGCAAGGATGATAAAGAGCGTTTTATCTATTCATTTAATGTTTATACGTGGCGAAATCGCTACTAATTAACGAGGTGTAACATGGCTTGTGAAGCAAATGTTTTAAAGGGTCGCGAATTGGTTTTGCTAGCTCGCAATGATCTTGATACAGAATGGGAGATACTTGGCGGCGTAAAAACGCGCGGCTTTACTTTCGACAATCCAGTTGAAGACGTTACAAGCTCTTCAACAACTGGGGAATTTCAAGATAGCGAATGGACGGGATTCTCTCAGGCGTCAATTAATATTTCGGGTGTTGCTGATAAGCGTACCGGCATTGTCGACCCTACAACAGGTTTTAATATTGTCGGCAGTGCGCGCCTTGTTGAATTGGCAACTACCGGCAATCGCTGCGGCAAGTTTCAAATGCTTAATGTAGATACTTCTGGCTATATTGAAGGATTCTTTAATATCACTAGCTTCTCAAAAACTGGCGATACCCCAGGTCTATTAAATTTTGACTCAACACTTCAGAATAAAGCTGATGTTGTTGTGGTTGGTGAGGTGTAATCATGGCGATATTAAGTGTTAACTCAATTAATCAAGACGGCGTACAATTAAGTGCTCTTGAGGTTGCTGCTGATGTTGCAGGTGATAGAGTTAGAGCTGCTGGCGGCTTATTTATTCGCGTATCTAATGGTGATGTAGGTGCGCATACAGTGACTATTGCAGCACCTAAAGCGTCAACTATCTGCCCTCCATACGGCGAGCTTGATATTGATGCTATCGTTATTAGTGTTCCTGCTGGAGAGTCTCGCAGCTTTACCATTCCATCAGGCTTTTCTGATGCAAGCGGTAACTTTGCATGGGCTTATGATGCTGTAACTTCTGTTTCTGTTGGGGTGTTTAGTCTTGCATAAGAATCGTGAATGTGAAGAAGTCGCTATCTTAGAGTCTGATTCATATCGCTTTGCAGGCACTTTCGGCTTTTTAGAGCGTCTTGCTTTAAAAGGTCGTGACCCTGCCTATGTGTTTGATGATTTGTCTAGTGGGTTATTGCCGCCCAATCATATTAAAAACGTCTTGTCGTGCTCTCTTGAGCAAATGAACGGTGATGATATTAATGATGGTCATGATGGCATTATCACTGATTTTATCGAGCGCGGCGGCCTGCAAGAATCATCTATGGTGGCTAGAACAATCCTAACTAACGCCATGATAGGAAGCGTAAAAAAAAAGAAGATGGCACTGAATCAGGAGGCGGAGAGTCTATACCTGAAGTCTCGGAATTTCCTCTCGACGAATTTCGCAAAAGCTGGATTATCGTTGGTGGTGATATTGACGCTTTCAGCCGGTCTAGCATATCTGACTTTATAACGCTTAAAGATATTTATGAGCTAGTAAATAATCCGCAAAAAGAAGATGATACTTCTATAAAAACAACTGAAGATTTAGACGATCTTTATTCTCGAATTAAGCTACCTAAAGAGGGCGTGAAATGACATTGCAGCTAGGAACTCTACAAGCTGATGTTGAACTTGACGCTAGCGGCTTAACCAAAGGCGAGGCTGAAGTTACAAAGTCAATGAAGCGCATTGATTCAAGCCTTAAGAAAGCCGACAAGCAAATCCAAACCACTGCAAAGAAAAGCCTTCCGCTATTTGGTCGCCAAGCTGGCCAAGCCGGTATACAGCTACAGCAATTCGTTGGTCAGATTCAAGGCGGTCAATCTGCCATGCTTGCACTATCTCAGCAGTCTGCCGATTTAGGTATTGTGCTAGGCGCTCCTTTGGTTGGTGCTGTTGTTGGTATCGGCTCTGCTATTGCAGGGATGTTATTACCTTCATTATTCGATTCAAAAGACGCCACTGAAGAGCTTGAAGCGGCAATGAAAAGCCTTGATGAGATAATGGGCATCACTGAGGATGATGTTGATACGCTATCAGAAAGCTTTGTTGAGCTGGCCAAGAAAAGCGAAGCGGCTGCAAGAATAGAAATTGCAAAAGGCTTACTTGATGCCGGCAAAGCGGCAAAAGCTGCCGCCCAGCAAATGGAAGATGCTTACGACGATACATTTTTAAGCATGACGGTAAGCGCTGAAACTTTCGCCAGTCAATCTCAGGAGGCTTTAAAAAGAGGCTTTAACTTAGAGCAAATATTAAGCGGTACTGCCGCTGGCCAATCTGCTGAATTCACACTTCTTCGCGGCGAGCTTGAGCAATTGCAAGAAGAGTTCGGATTAACATCTAAAGAGGCTGGTGATTTAGGCGAGGCAATATCCAGAAACTTTACCGAGAAGAGTGCTAAAAGCGCATCCGAGCTTAGGGCTGAGCTTTCTGGTCTGATAGATAAATACGGTCAATCCAATAAAGAACTTGTTGAATTTTCAGCCACCATATCCAATAGCGCCGGTGCTCTAATAGAAATATCTGATAGGACTTTATTCTTAACTGAGGCTCAAGAAAATCTAAATAAGGCTGTTGAGGAATCTGAAGAGGTATTCTCGAAAACAGAAAATAAGCTTGCTGCATACATAAAACAGCTTGAAATTCAGGTTGACGTATTAGCGCTATCCGGCGTTAAGCTTGCTGAGTATAAGGCTAATCTCGTTGGCGCTACCGGCGAAGAAAAAGAGCATATAATTGCATTACTTGGAAAAATAGACGCCCACAAAAAAGAAGTTGAAGCACAAAAAGAAGCATCAAAAGCCTTGCAGGATTACGAGTCTGTTAGACGATCATTATTAGATCAAGAGGACTCTGTAAAAGAGAATCATCAAGATAGACTTGAAAAGCTATCTACTGCTCTTGAGATGGAGCAAATAACTAGGGATGAATTTAACACCCAGAGGCTTGCAAGCGAGAAAAAGCTATCCGATGACTTATCTAATCTTGATAAAAAAAGATTGGCAGATCAGCAGCAGCAGCAAATGATACAGCTTCAGGTGTTATCATCGTTCCATGATACTGCAAACGCACTGATTGAATCGGCAGGAAAGGAAGGCACGGCACTTGCTAAGGCTGCGTTCTTGGCTGGCAAAGCTATTCAGGTTGCCACAATTATCGCCAACACTCAGGTTGCTGCATCTGCTGCCGCTGCTGTTGCTGCTGCCGGCGGGCCTCAGTCATTCTTTGCCACTGAAGGTGCTATATTAGCGGCAGGCTATGCCAGCGCTGGACTTGTATCAGGTCTTGCAGTAGGCGAGGCTTTCGAGAATGGCGGCATCGTTGGCGGCTCAAGCTTTACGGGTGATAAAGTTCCGGCCCGCGTTAACTCAGGCGAGATGATTTTAAACCGTGGCCAGCAGTCAAAGCTTTTTGCTATGGCTAATGGTGATAATTCAAGTGGAGGTGGCTCAAATATCACTATCAATAATAATGTTGGTGCGGACGTTTCGGCTTCTACAATGAGTGATGGTCAGATTATGATACAGATTGACAAGGCCCGCAAAGGCGCTGTGAATGACGTCAATCAATCGCTAGCAACTGGGCGTGGCTCGACTGCAAAATCACTGAATCAAGGCTTTAAAACTGAGAGAAATATACGCTAATGGCCGATATAGATTACCCTCTTTCATTGCCTGGAGTGTTATTGTCAAGATATAGCCTATCTGATAATAAGCACTTTGAATCCAATGATTTTAATGAAGGACCGCCAATCAATCAGCTTTTAACAAGCCTTACATATTCAGAGGTTAATGCCTCATGGTCATTTAATGCTGTTGAGTATCAGGCTTTTGATGCGTGGTTTAGGTACGTTATAAATCTAGGGGCAACGCCTTTTAATATGCTATTACCGACAAATGATACGCTCGAGCTTTACGAGTGCCAATTCTCAGGCAAGGTTAATAAGTCGTTAAATGGTAAA